AAGAATCTAAATATAACTAGTATGAAATCAAATTTGTTTATCGACCTAGCAATAGTGGTCACAGTAGTTTCATTGGTAATCTTGTGTGTTACTTTCTTTTCAATAGCGACAAACACACACACTTATGCAATCATGCAATCAGCACAAAACTATGAAGAATGTGTTAAGCGTGAAAGTGGATTCACACCTATTCAATTCAAGACATTAACAGGTAGTGAGTTTGGTATTTGTAATTAGTATGAAAAGAGAAATAAAATTTAGAGCGTGGAGTACAGTTACGAAATCATTTACAGACGCTTTTGTATTTGATGTCTCTACTGGTGTGTTAACACCAGCAACAAAAAGTTGTATCCTCACACAATACACAGGACTCAAAGACAAGAATGGTAAGGAGGTATATGAGGGGGACATAGTGACTGGAGTTGTTAAAGCACCACAGCTCCTTACTGGCGACACTGACGAAAACTGCAACACAAAAATGGGTGGAGTCGTATTCTACGACTATTGTGGATTTTCCCTAGACTGCCAACATACGCAATATCTGTGTGATGGAGACAGAGAAGGGATGTGTAACTACTTTAGCTTTATTGACACTTACGATGGTGACTTTGGCGAAATGGAAATCATCGGCAACATATACGAAGACGGGCATTTGTTGGAAGGTCAGGGTTCTCGTGATAAAATGTAGTATGTGGCTAAAAGAGGAACAAAAGAATGGAAAGAAAAGATTGGAAGCGCTAATCGGGGAATTTGGGTTGAGTACCAATGCGACTATTGTGGTAAAGACAATAGTGAAAAACAGTCTCACTTCAACCGTAAGCAACGCCACTTCTGCAACAATCAATGCTACGGACGTTATCGCGAAGAGATTATGCCTCCTCATGAACAAAATACTTGGAAAGGCGGTATCACCAAAATTACTCAAAGAGGTAGAGGAGGTAAAAAATACAAGATTTGGCAACAGATGGTATTCAAACGTGATGGGTATGCATGTGTATGGTGTGGAGGGAATGAAAGGCTGGAAGCTGACCACATTAAAAGGTGGAGTACCCACGAAGAACTCCGTTATGAGTTATCCAACGGACGAACACTCTGTATGAAATGCCACAACAAAACTCGAAACAAGAAATATTACGAGAACCCAGAACTCTTAACCAATTAGTATGAAAAACTTTGCCACATACCAAAGAGGACGAGAGCAAATAAAGCTCGCAAGAACCATACGCGCAAAGGAAATGAAATACAGGTACGTGTTCAAGAATAACTTAATAGAGATAATGTTCTTTGCAACTGTGGCATCGACATCATTAGCAGGTATAACAATGTAATATGAAGGAATTTATGGACAAACTATTAGAAGACGCAATTCAACTTGAGAAAGATGCTACGGAGCTACGCGAGAGTTGTGAGGTGGTAATGTTTAATTAGTAAGAACATTAAAAGTTAATATAAAATAGTATTATGGAGAAGATTAAAAAAGCATACACAGACATATTTAAGGTCTGCGACAAATATGCAAAAGAGGAGTACCTTACTGATTTTGAGTTTGAAGATGTAAGGAATATGAGAGATAAGGCGAAAAATCATTTATTGATAATAGACTGGTATGAAAAATACGGGTTAGATATTAAGCACGACAGACAGCTCTTTGGATACAACTTTGTAAAAATGGACGACTACACAAGTTTTTCTTATTTTGAAGATGCAAAAAAGGAAAAAGAAGAAGGATATGGTCGTTACATATCTTGGAGTGATGATGATAGGCAACCTAAAAATGAGTGGTTATTCGTAATCAATTTTTCAACAGGTGCTTATATTTTCGGCGATGACTATCCAACTGAATTATTCCAAGAATTTTGGCAAGAACTAAAGAGTTATAAACCAAAATATTGCGACACAACCAACGGAGGTCTTTATTTCTCAATAGATTCTGCGAAAAACATATTTGAAGACTTCCCTGAAATTCTGAAAAAATATCACGAGAAAAATCGTGAAGATGCAAAGTTACGCAAGATAAAGAAAATGAAAAAGGAATTAAAGGAACTAGAGTCAATAACCCCCCATTAAAAGTAATAAGTAAGAAGATATGACCGAAATAAAAGAACTACAAAATGACATAGAAGTATACGACATGGGTATAGATGATGCTGTGAAGGAGATTAAAAAGCAGCTTAAAGCTATAGAAGACTTCCAGCAGTGGAAGAAGGGAGCGAAGGAGAGTATTAAGAGTTTAGATGAGTAATTATGAAGATTTTAGTAGCGTGTGAAGAAAGCCAAGTAGTATGTAAAGCCTTTAGAGATAAAGGGCATGAAGCATATTCGTGTGACACCTTACCTTGTAGTGGAGGTAAACCAGAGTGGCATATACAAGGTGATGTACTAGAACAATTTGATAAAGGATGGGACATGATGATTGCACACCCACCCTGCACACATTTAGCTGTGAGTGGTGCTAGACATTTCAAAGAAAAGATTGCTGACGGAAGACAACAGGAAGGTATAGATTTTTTCATGAAGCTAATAAACGCTCCCATAGAAAAGATATGTGTAGAAAATCCTGTGTGTATTATGAGCACGAAATATAAAAAGCCCAGTCAAATAATTCAACCTTGGCAGTATGGGCATGGAGAAACAAAAGCAACCTGTTTATGGCTAAAGAATCTACCCTTACTAGAACCTACTAATATAGTTAAAGGTCGAGATAACAGAATACATAAAATGCCACCTGGACTAGACAGAGCACGTCTCAGAAGTGTTACTTATCAAGGAATAGCTAATGCTATGGCAGACCAATGGAGTTAATCATCTAACCATGCTAACCACACAACAAAAGTCCATGATACGAAGCAATCCTATTAAGGCATTAGTAGGTGCTTACGAACATGGAAACGATACTGTACTCGACTATGCTTTGAGTGTAGCTACCGAGCCACAGAAGATTAAAGCTAGGCAAAAAGCTGTGTTTGCTGGATATGAATTGGATGTGTTGGCTAGCGATGTCGGAATGCACTGGAGTGATACTAGATAACTGTTGATAACTCACTTTGCACTTACATACACATGTTAAAATCAAGTAAAGACATTAGAAGTAAAATATAAATTATATGAAACCAGAACTATTACAAGCAATCCAAACAGTGCGCGACAACATGAAAAGTGTTGCTAGAAATGCCAGCGGATACAACTATAAGTACACAGACTTGCCGCACCTATGGGATAGTATAGATGAAACTATAACCAAGGCAGGATTTACTATTGTGAACACTTGCGACGGAGAAAATATAGTCACAGCCGCAGTTCATGAAGCAGGAGAAATCTCTAGTAAAATACCTTTGAGTTTTGCTAAAGGAAACTCCCCACAGGAATTAGGTAGCGCAGTGACCTACTTCCGCAGGTACAATCTACTAATGCTTTTCAATGTTATGACAGAAGACGACGATGGTGCTAAATCACAGAAGTCAGCAGAAAAGGTTACTAACAAAGAAGACTTTGGTCTTTAATAATAAAATAAATATGTATAAAAACTTTAACATCTTCAAAAACACAAATAAGACATCGGAGAACCAACCAGACTATAAAATCAGTGTATCTGAGAAACTTGCAGACGGCTCTTTCAAGAACAAAGAAGCTGGCGCATGTTGGTTAAAGCCGATGCGAGACGGTAGCAAGTTCATGAGTTGCCAATTAAAAGACGCGCGAGAACACGAGGGGGTACAATATGCTGGATTCAGTATGCAAGAAGATAATGGTGGAGTACCTACTAGGATAGAGCAACTAGCGGAAATGGACGACGATGGTGATTCTTCAATTCCTTTTTAGCAACTAACAAATAAAACATGGAAAAAATAACATTAAAAGATGAACAAGGAGTAGCATACGAAGTAGAAGTATCTGCTCTTAAAAAAGTAGAGGATAAGAAGAAAGCAATAACTTTTGAATTAAAAACATTTGGTGGAGAAGTAAGATTTTCCTCTACTACTGCTACTACACAGCGTGAAGCTATATTAGAAGCTGTTGCTAGTGGTGCTTACCTTAGTGGTGCTGACCTTAGTGGTGCTGACCTTCGTGATGCTGACCTTAGTGGTGCTGACCTTCGTGATGCTGACCTTAGTGATGCTGACCTTAGTGGTGCTGACCTTCGTGATGCTGACCTTAGTGATGCTGACCTTAGTGGTGCTGACCTTAGTGGTGCTTACCTTAGTGGTGCTGACCTTCGTGATGCTGACCTTAGTGGTGCTTACCTTAGTGGTGCTGACCTTCGTGATGCTGACCTTAGTGATGCTGACCTTAGTGGTGCTTACCTTAGTGGTGCTGACCTTAGTGATGCTGACCTTAGTGGTGCTGACCTTAGTGGTGCTGACCTTCGTGATGCTGACCTTAGTGATGCTGACCTTAGTGGTGCTGACCTTAGTGGTGCTTACCTTAGTGGTGCTGAATTATGCAATGCAAAGTTCTACGGCAAAGGAGGAACACAAAAACTAAAAAAGTCACAGTTACCTGACTTCTTAGCGGCACTAGGATTCATAATAGAAGACTAATAATTAAAATATGTTTACAAAACCAAAACACAAAATAGGAGATACAGTATACATTATTATAGAAAACGGTGTAGATGCTGACGTATATAAAACAGAAGTCGAGAGTTACGAATTTAGTTTGAGTGAGGGATGGTACGTAAGAGTGAGAAAGATATGGACTAATGTTAACATGTTTTTATTTCACTGGGACGAAGTTTCTAAAGACACACTAATTCACAATTCCAGCGTCTTCTCTAGCGAAGAAGACGCAAAGGAACACGCAGAGACAGTTGCTGAGGAGCTTGTTGAATCGGCAAAGGTTGAAAAAATAAAGCAACTCACCGAGTCTATAAAGTTGACAGAAGCTAAGTTAGCCGAAGACAAGAAGGAACTCTCAAAGCTTAGCAAGTAGCCTATGAAACACTCACTGAAAGCCAGACTCCTAACATACCTTGAAAGGAATGGGGGCTGGTTTGCCAGTGGTGAATTGGAAAAGCTAGCAATCAAACATGGTTACACAGGTAGTACCGCTACACGTAACCTAAGAAAGTTAGCAGAGGAAGAAAAAATAGAAGTAGAGCATCGTGGCAAAAGTCGTCATGCGTTCTACAAAGCAAAAACTTATAAGCCAGTGCAACGTGGGTACCTTGACGAGAAAAGAGGTGTCTATGTTGTAGTAAATAGATAGATATGTTCCAACTAACAGGATACTTCACACGTTTTGGTTCCAAATCTGACGGGTCTGCGTCACTATCATTTAACACACAAGAGTTGAACGGCGAGGACTTCGCTACACTTAAACAGCACCAAAACCTATTCGGATATATCATGTTCTCTGAAAACAAGTTTACAGACAGCGACCTACCAAAAGAACAAGCCGAAGATAAGAATAAGACACCGAGCAAGAGACTACGTTCAGTGCTGTTCATTCTTTGGCAACAAGAAGGTTCCGAAGGTGACTTCGAAGTGTGGTATCGTGACAGAATGGAGAAACTGATAGACAAGATTAAAGCGAAGTTAGATTAGAAGTAGTATACTTATATAGTCCTCCACAAAGAAAGGAGGTGGTCTAGAATCTAGGGCGCATGTCTTAACTGATGTGCGCCCTTTATTTATCCCCATCTATACATGTTGCTTTTTTGTAACCTAGTATAATTAGTATGTGAACGGCAAAGAAAAAAAGAATGTTAAGTATTGCCAAAAATGTGGTAATACAAACACTAAAGTATTGCACGTAAACTCCCGTACGGTTCTAAAGAGTGGAAATACAAAATTAAGTTACTTATGTAGGACTTGTAATAACCTTCGAGCGAAAGAATACTATAATAAAAATAAAGACACAAAAAAAATGCTAGAAAAGAAAAGCATGTACGCTCTCAGTAGAAAAAAAAGATTAAAAGCTCTTAGTTTACTAAAAACCTACATCTCCAAAGGTTTAGTAATTATTCCAAAAATATGTGATGAGTGCGAATCAAGGGGCGTTCTGAAACCAAATCATATAGACTACAGCGAACCGTTAAAAGTTTCTTGGTTATGTTCTGAATGTTCACAAATATTTACTTTCAGAAACAAAAGAGAGTACATTACATGTAAAACATGTAGTTTCAAATACAAGTATACAGATATATGTATGTTCTGTGCGGACGAGAGTAAGAAAATAAAAAAAGACGTACGGGCTAATCGTGTAAAAGACTTCTTAGACGAGTATATTTTCCATGATGATAGGGATATAGCTTTACTCGTAGCTACATGTTCCAGCACTAAGGGTGTTAAGTCATTTTTTAAATATCCTTCTCAAGAACTAGAAGATAAGATAGAAGAAATCCACGCACGATTTAAATACTTTATGAAACACAACTAAAAACAGTCCCAGAAGCGCGAAGCAAGAGGGACTGTCTTTTTAGAAAGCGTAGAGTGTTAGATTTACGTTGTTTACATCTTTACTTTGTACGCTTCTAGTATTATTACACCTACATTGTGAATGTAAATGTTTTATTCTGTGGACAACTCCTTCTTAGAAAGAGAACGTCCTTGTGAATATAGACCTGATGCACTAAGTCCTACGATGATACCTGACAATACAGCTTGAGTGGTATCTAGGTTGGTAAAGAACACGCCGCCGATAATACCGAATAGGAGTGCAAATAGGGGAAGAAGTCTGTCGTGTTTTTCTTTTGGTAAGAGTCGTCTTACTACTTCCACAAGCCCTATCGTCACTGGAATAAGTCCTACTAAGATAGGGGTTAATTCTACTACTGTTGTTTCAATCATGATTTTAATTTAATTTGTAACTTTAATAATTCCACTACTTTTGTAGCGGCTACTACAATTTGTTTCAATATTTTGCGTTGCCCATCTTTCGACCAATCAACGCAACCATTGAAACCATTATTGTAGTCACGAATCTGAACATACTTACCATTAAACTGAAGGGGTTGCCATTGATAATTATATAGCGGAATTTTAGTCAGCTCATCTACAAGTTCACATTCTCGTTTCTGTACATGACGGTGGTGTCCTCGTGTGTCTCCTGCATCTTGCATTGACTTAGTAATGCGTATACCACCAGCATAGACTTCTCCTTTGTTGCTTTCTAATCCGATAACATCTGTGGTTTCGTACCACTTGCCTTCAGTTGCCAACGTAACACAGTGGCCATACAGCCATTCATGGCCTTCTTCATCTATGCCAAAAACTCCCGTGAAGCCACTGCCATCGTTCGCAATCTGGTTTGTGCCGTCTAGTACCTTATACACGTATATGCGGCGTTCTGGGTATATTTTTGAGCCAAATCCGCACACTATATCCCTCCCCGTGTGTCCTTTAAGACCTTCACGGCTATATGCACCGTTTGCGTTTTCTCCAAAGCCTTGTGTAGTTGTGCAGGTCATAGTGTTGACAGTGTGGGTATTAGGTGTTTAATGATTGGATATGGCATATTTTATTGCAGCAATTGTTGTACTTGCTATCTTATCAACTATCGTCGATTCGCGTCATCAGCGTCCCCGCGAAAAATCTCAGAAAGCACCTGAATGGTTGCCGCGCGCGTTGGTTCGTCAATGGTACGAAGAACATTAGCAAGTCTTTGTACTTGTTGTGTTGTCATGCCTGTGTAGGCAGTTATTTCACCAATTAGTTTAGGCGAAATAACAGTTTGGATAGCACTTCTTAGTAAGTCACCCAACGATGCACTTGCACGGGTAATACCGCCAAGTTCTCTCCCAGCTTCTTGTGCGAGTATATTTCTTCCTCCTGGCACAGCTTCTTCGAGTAATCCGATAGTGCTGTCTTTTTCTCCTGAAAACAAGTTTGCAATTTTTCTTTCAGTCTTCATTCTTTCTGCCATGCCACCAACAAGACTACCTTTAGTAGCAAACTCTTGGTTAAGTGCTTTTATTTTGTCTTGTGCTTGAGCATACTTAGACAACATTTCTTTTGCGGCTGGTATTCTGTCGCCTATATAGTTGCGTGTGTTGCGCGATACTGAATCAATGATTGCGTTTAGCTGTTTTGATTGTTCTCCAGGCTTTCTGTAGTTACTTATTTTCTTAGCTAGTTTGTGGAGTCCTTCTGGTGTCGTGTCTTTCCACCCTTTCACTACATCAAACACCTCTTGTAAGCGTTTTCCTTCACCAGAATCAATAGCAGCTTGGGAGAAGTTAAGTTTTCCTTTTTTCGGGTCTACTATTACGTCAAAGTTTCGTAAAACCTGTGTTAGTTTTGACTTAACACCTTGTGTTGAGAGAGTATACGTTTTTCCATCAACCTTTATAGTCGTTTTGGCTCCTTCCTGTATAACTTTAGGTGTTCTTCCAAGTCGCTTAGGTAAGTTTGCCAAGTCGTCACCAAACTCTTTTGATGCTTCTCTAGCGAGATTAGATACAGACTCACGTATTTTAGTAGCTGACTGTGGCAACGAAGCCTGTCCACGTAAACCCTTAAGAGCTTCCTGTGGATTGTCAAGTATCGCGTCAATAACTTTAGTACCTTTTCCTGAAAGTCCAGCAGCAAGGTTTTTTCCGAAGGTTCCTGCAAATTTAGTTGCACCTTTCGCTACACCACCAGCAACAGGAAGTCCACCACCAACAAGCGCACCAATGCCAGGTTTCACTGCGTCAGCAACGTCTTCTCCTTGTTCTAGTCCACTAGCTACGTCAAATCCGTAACCAGTTGCAGCACCAGCACCTACTTTTCCTAGTCCTGAAGCTAGTTTTGCTCCAACTCCTAATGCTCTTGCTCCAGTACCAAGTGCCGCTGCTCCGCGTCCTACAGGTGTAAAGAGCAAAGCAGAACGTGCCGCACTTCCTCCTATTTCTTTAAGAGAAGGAGTGCTAGTGTCAACATACTGTCTGTCTTCTTTTGGTGTAAATAATGGTGCAAGTTTAGAACCGATTGCTTCACCGACTTTTCCACCTCCAAAAAGAGTATCGGCTACACCAGCAGCCTTACCAAGTGTTGTTTTTTGTGCTTGAACTGGTATTTGTTTATTTGTAGGAGTGCCTTGTACATCAGCACGTACTCTGGCTATACGCTGTTGTGGAGTTTCTTGTTTATTGTCTACCGTCTTCTGGTTAAGACTTGCACGTACTCTTTCTATTCTCTGTTGTGGTGTTTCTTTAGGCATAAATTTTTGTACTACTTTCTTTTTGAGCTATTGCTCTTGCTAAAGTATTTAAGTCAATTTGTTGAATTGGTGTGCTTGATTTAGCACCTGTACTTTGTAGTATTTGTTGTAGATATTGTTGTGTATTGTTTTCAGATGGAGGTGCGTATTTAGTTACGAATTGAGCTAGAGTTAGTCCACGGCCAGCATCTAATTTAATTTGATTTTGTAATGCTTGGTATCCTGCTTCAGGACTACTAAACTTTGCAAATCCTCCTTCTCCTTGTGTAGCACCTGTTTGACCTGCAAAACGTAGGTTCCCTGGATTGTTGTTCACAAACGCTAAGCGTGCTGTTCTCGGTATTGCTACGGTGCCTTGATTTGTGTCGGCACCACCAACTTTGTTAAAAGATTGGGGGATATTACCTTCAAGTAACTCTGCTATTTCTTCATCAGTAGCATCAGGATTTTCTTGTAGGTATTTGAGTACTTGGTCGTTTTGATAGTCCTCAAAGAATTTTACCACCTGTCCCAAATTCTCTTTTAGTTGTGAAGGGGACTGCGCTGTATCAAGTGCTGATATTACCGAACTCAAGAGTTGTAACTCACGTTCAGATACTTGACCAAGTGCTCCACCAGTAGGTGACGCGTCACGCATAGCTTGTAACTCAGCGAATCCAATGTTTCCCTGAATAGTATTAACAGTTTGTGCTAAGTCAAATGCTGGTGTACCACCTATGTTTCGCAAAGATTGTCCACCAATTCCAGCAGAAAGTGCACTGACTTTAGATAATGCTTCTTGAGCTTTGTTGATTACGAGTGCTGCCTTACCAAGATTTCTAGCCTCTTCTCCTCCGAGTGTGGTCTGGTTAGAAAGTATATCAGCAACGCTACTTTTAAGAGCTGTAGGTACATCACTCAACTTAGCATCTCCTCGCGCTACAAGACTAGCCCATGAATCAGCAGCTTTGGTTACTCCTCCGTCAGAAGCAATTGTGTTTGATGCAATTACATTACCTTGTGCGTCAAATCGTCTCTGTCCTTCTCCAAGTGTAAAGCCTTCAGCAGCATCACCAAGTAGGCTCTTTTCAAAGTCAAGTCGTGCCTTTTGAGCTTCCGTCATTGCACTACGCTGTCCTGTAAGGCTTGAAAGGGCATCTGAGGCGGCTTGAATGTCAAAAGCTCGGTTTCTATTAACACGAGATGCTTCTCCTGAAGCAAATCCAAGTGTTTCTCCAGTTTGAAGTGCTTTCTCTTCTTCTCTACGTGAAGTATCAAGCAATCCACTTAGATACTTCTGAGCTTCTTGTTCTTTTGAAGACGGCTGTAGCGAACTTATATATGAATCAAATGCAGAACGGTACGATGCTTGCGGGTCACTTCTTGTAGTTGCGCGAGCGCTACTGTCAGGTGGATTATAGAAAGCACCCTCACCGAATGACGTATCAGCAAGACGACCAGTATCAGCGTTGACTTTAGCACCTGACGGCGTGGTAAACACATTAGGGTCTACATTTTGTATTTGGCTTTGTACAAACTGTTGCCGTGCTGGGTTTGGTTGTGTTGTCAAACTAGGCACGTTTGTTGAAGTAGCTGCTGTGTTAGCAGTTATACGTGAAGGGTCGTTTCTAACACCTCGTGTTGGGCTTATAGGTTGTGGGTACTGTTGTACTCCACTCTGTACAAACTTCTTTTTTGGGTTTGCAACACTCGTAGGTGCTGTTAGTTGTTTTAAGTAGTTAGGCATATATTTTTAGTTAAATCCACTAGCTTGCTGCCAAGGATACCAGTAATCTCCAGGCCACCCTCCGAAGTCTTTGTCACTTGGGCTAATATAATGACCGTCAAAGGTTTCTCCAGCTTCTTCAAGCATCTGTCCGATGAGTCCTGCTGGAATCTGTGAAAATCCTGCTTCTTGTCCTCCGTCGTAGAGTCTCCAGTAACGATTAGCTTGTTCAGGCTGCATTGGCTGGTTAATTTGGTAGAACAAAGCACATGCTCGGTAAATAGGTGCCATTTGGTACGCTTCTGGTTCAAAGGTAATCTGTCCCATACGATACGCTGCCGAACCTGCTGCGATAGTAGTTCCTGCGTATGGCTTCACGAGTTCAAGTGTTGTTGTGTTGGTAATTGAAGCAATTTCATACCATTCCCCATCTCCTCCGTTAGCCGCTGCTGTCTGCGTAATACGGATATATTGTCCAGCCATTCCAGTTGTCCATGTGGTTCCACTTCCTGTAACCGTTGTCTCTCCATTAGCGATAGCACTTACTGTTCCAGTAGTGTAGTCAGCTATGTTTACATCTGTTATGTTTCTGCGTCCTATTAAAACAGTATCAGTACCTGTCACTGAAGGTATTGGGTTGAGTAATAGTTTCTGTCCTCGTTGAAACACGAAGTATGGGTATTGGTTAGAACCTAATCGTAGTGCAAGTACGAGCTGCCACTTCTGTTCATCAAATACGAGCTTGGGAAGATAGATTGTAGCTGATGTTCCTGAACCGACAACTGAACGAACTGCGGTCACACGACGCATATTTGCAGGTATATAAATGTAGTCTCGGTCGGCTACAGTTTCCACTGTTTTTTCTATTTCAAGCCATGGCCAGTTTCCTCCACGGATTGAACCAACAGTACGGCGTGATTCATTCCACAGGTCTATAAGCAACGTAGAGTTGGTCGTGTCAGTTGAAGGAACCTTGGTAAGGCTCTGTAACATTGATAGGGCTTTGTCGTATGTAAGCATAATAATTAAGTTAGTTGTAATTGTACTAAGTACACAGGAAAGGTAACGGTGTTGGCGAGTGTACCTGTAGCTGCTGCTCTGATGCGTAGTCTGTCGCCTTCTACCACCTGTAAGTCATTGGTCGTGCTAGTAAGCGTAAGGGTACGTTTCGTGTTTGCTACCAGCGCTGAACCTCCTGTAGCCTTAGTGGTGTTAGCGTCAGTAGCAGCTAAAAGAGCAGCGGTACCACTCCCTGCTTGTCCTAGGTTAGTGATACTAAACGTAATGTAGTTAGTATCACTCGCGGTAAGAGCAGCAGTAGCAGAAAAATCTATCTGACTAATTTTACCATTTGCAGTAGCTACATAATAGGTATCTGTGTTTCCTGTTGTTGCAATCGTTGCAGAAGTCACATTATCAGAATCGATAACTCCGAATATGTCGAAGAAGTTGACACGTTGAGAGTAGTTTCCATCATGGATATGGAGTCGTATTTGTTCATCTATGTATTGTCGTGTTTCTGGGTTCATAGTTAGCCTTTATCTGAGTAGAATATAGTCATGCGTTTAATTGCAGCTGTCACAAGTGGTATATACCGTAATCTGAACGAGCGAGTTGCTATACTAGGGTATGTTGCTTCATAAAATGTCTTGACCTGAGTACCAACACTAACAACAGGTAAATCTGTAGAAGTGCTATTATCTGAAAATACCGTTATAAGTCCAACACCGTTAGGAGCTGCTGAATCAAGTGGGATATCATCAACATAGTCTATAATTACTTGATTAAACGTAACAGGACGGTCGAATTCATATTCTAATGAATAGAAACGTGAAGTGAACATTAAGTTAGAGCCTGAAACATCAGATATATCGAATGTGAAAAACTTTGCTGTAGAATACGAGTAAGATAGTAAGTTGTTTCCTATATTAACTAAAAATTGTAAGTCAGTTGGTGTTGTTACAATCACGTTCTGTAATGCATACCAAAATACACGTCCTTGACCACTTACAATTTCACCGTATGCGAGTATGCGATTTTTCTCTATCAAGTACAAAATGTCGTTTATGTTAGTGACGTGGTGCTTGTACACCAGTTCAGTGTTGTCTAGGTCGATGTTAAGCTGTCTTAAAAACTGTATACCTGCACCGTTCCAATATCCCATTCGTTGTCCGTAGAACACAAATACCGTACTTCCTACATTGTAGAATGAAGTAATCATTGCATCTACTAATACTACTTTGAGTGCTTTGTTGCTGAAACCGTCGTAGTACAGAACGCGGGCTTGTGCGTTCTGCGTACCGCTTACGTTGTATTGGTCGGCTACCGAGATAAGCATCTTCCCTGAGCCTGGGTCTATTCCTAATGCAATAATTACTTGGTTTGTAGGTAAAGTAAGAATTGTCTGTGGTGTTCCACCTGCTGAAGATTGTCTAAGAAGTAAATTACCGTCACCATAAAAAGCATTGTCTTCGTATACTATTGCAGGGTGTGGCGCGAACGAGTCACTAAATGAATAGAAGGCGTAGTTAAAAGTATTGCTAGAACCGACTGATGACCAACGTACTATGTCTCCACTGTTTGTGATATATGCTTCGTCTTGGAACAAAATCATGTCAGTACGTCCGTAGATATAGTTATTTGTGGTGTCTTCTGCACCTACTTCGGTCAAGTCCCCGTCAGAGTCACAGTGGAAAAACCGTCCGTCTTGTCCTGCATCAGTTGAGACAAATAAACGTGTATAAGTAAATGAAGGTGCTTCACACGAAGCAATCATATCTCCTGTTAAACTTGTACTTTTATCAGTTGGTACTGTTGGGAAGTTAAGTACACCAGGCTGTGCTGTTAAATTAACTATTGTAGCGCTTTCTCCATTAGATATTACTGTTCCATTGGCAAAACCACCATCTTCTGTTTCAGGAGTCGTTGTCATACCTGCCGCAAGATTACGCCAGTTGATTTCTATAGTTTTTTGTCCAATGGATGAATACGCCATACCTAACTAATTAAACTAATAATGAATTTCTTTTTAGCGTCTGCATACCTAGCACGAGGGTTAAACTTTTCATTCTTAGGTACCAGTCGTCCTTCACCGATTACTTTCTGTCCTTCTTTCTTTTTTACAAATTTTCCTTCCATATTATTGTGTTACTTCAAAGCGGTAGTTTTGAAGTGTTGTGTCAATCGCTGTCTGTATTTCCTTAGTATACTGTTGCTTAAATTCTAAGTAGTCCATAAGAAGCCACGTTATTGTCGGTGTCACGAAGAACAACGCGCCAACTGCTAAGTAAATCATTTTTTCTGTAAATCTCACACGCCCATTTGTATATGTTACTTGTTTTGTTAATGGTTCAACCTTTAAGTCAATGTGGCTTTTAACATCGTCGGTGATGTCTTTCATCATCTTTTCTATTTGGCGGTTGTTATATCGTTCTTCCATACTCGTTTTACATTAGTCCTCCTGCTATTTGCATATGGTGCATTATCGGAAGATAATTCCCTGCATCAACAAATGGGTACTGAACACCAACTCCTCCATTATAAAGTTGAGATATCTCTCCAGCCGATAACTCTCTTGTCCAAATTCCTATTTCATCAATAGCATCGTTATAAGAACGATAACCACCACCAACAAACCAAGAACCAAGAATTAAATTGTCAAGAGATATTGCAGGCAAAGCTGTTGCAAAGTTAACAGTATTAACAAAAGAGCCGTCAACATAATATGAGATATTACGAGTCGTAGTATTTACGACTGATGTAATCATATGCCAGTTACCATCTCCAATATCTGTTGTACAGAACTTAGCGTTAGCTACAGAAGAACCATCTGGATTAGAACCGTATACATAAAACAATATTCTATTGTAAGTAGAGCCAGAATCTCTTGAAAACATTTCAAAAGAGAACTGCCCATTTGTTGACCATCCGTTATAACCAACCAAAACTCTATCTAAGTTTCCTGTGGTGTTTGGTACTTTTGCCCAACAATTAAATGTTGCTAATGCAACCCCCGTACCACCTACTGCTCCTACTAAAGAACGACTATTACTTGCAGCAACAAAACCTCCTCCTTCATTTATTTTTCCATTAGGTACAGAATAAGTAATTGACGTATCAGTTCCATTTGCTGAACCGACTGAATCATTGCTGTTTCCGTCCATTTTCCAATATCCAACTATATTATCAATTAAAGCCATAATTATTGTTCTTCAGCCCAGACAGTCTCCCATTCTGCGCCGTTATAAGAAGCTGTGACCAGTAGCTCCTTGCTGATAGTGGTTGCGGTTGGAAGTGCTTGTCCCATCGGGATAAAAGCGGCATTCCAAGTAAGTGAGCGAGATGTACCGTCGTCAATCAGCATGAATACCAACACCTCTCCAAGAACAGGTGTGCCTGTAGGGGCGTTGATAGTAATACCAGCAGAAAGTGCTGTACGTTGCCATATGTTTGCTGTAGCAAGTGCAGGGGTGATGTCTCCTGATGCTGCCGTTGAGGAGCGTGGCTGTATACGTTTGTTTGTAAAGGTTTCTGAACCTGCCAGCGTGCTTAATGTACCTGTTGTTGGAAGTGTTACGTTTGTTGCACCTGTGGAAGTAAGAGTAATGGAGTTTGTTGCTGAAGTGGCTAGTGTAGACCCAGCCCCTAACGTAAGTGTTCCTGTTCCTGTTGTTATAGTATTCCCATTTATCGAAGTGGCAGTTGCAACTCCAAGTGCTGGTGTAATCAACGTAGGCGAGTTAGAAAGCACAACCGAACCAGTACCTGTACTTGTAGTAACACCAGTTCCACCGTTTGCTACTGCGATAGTAGTACCGTTCCACGTACCAGTCGCAATAGTGCCTAGCGTAGTAATGCTTGTCTGTCCTACATAGGTAGAAGCAATATCTACTACAGGGTTTACAGGGTCTGTTGAGTTGACGGTAATACGGTCAGCCGTTCCTACCACACTATCTACCTGTCCTCCACCACTTTGTGCAACAAGCTCAAACTCGTCATTCGTAGAGTTATATGCAACGACATATCCATTTGTTGGAGTTGTAAACTGTGCAACAGGCATTGCCACCACCCCCATTTCCTCGGTTGAATAGTATTTAAGTACACCTGCTGAGAAGTCTGCAACAGAGTTATCTACGGCTATTTCCCCGTTTGCGTTGACTGTTGGAGTGTCAGAGTTAGGAAGTTCGAAGCTATCTGCACCTCCTGCGTCTATAACACCTGTTAAAGTAGCTCCTGCTATGCTTGGCGTAGTGAGTGAAGGAGAAGTAGCAAGTACTACAGCCCCTGAACCTGTTGTAGTAGCTGCTGATATAGCGGTACCGTTTCCTTGTAGGATACCTGTTATCGTGGTTGTGAGTGTAATGGCTGGGGTTGTGGTTGCTGTTGCTACTGTTCCTGCAAAGCCGTTTGCGGTTACTACGGATACTGAGGTGACGGTGCCACCATTTCCTGCGTCGTCTACTAATACACGCCCTGTACTTTCGTCAATTAGTACAGGAAGCACTGTTACTCCGTCACTGCTTGAAGTACCTAGCAATGCTGGTATGTGGTTTTCGTCTCTGAAAGCTTGTTCTACCATATATTATTCGTCAACTAATAATTCACCGTCTGCTGTGGCAACTGCTGGGTATGTCAAGTTGTCAGTTCCAGTGCAAAGCATACAGTCTTTATAATTTTCGTCTTTTGGGTCAATCGGTTCCATTGTGAAGGAAATAGTTGCAGTTTTACTTATCATTACACCACCATTTGAGTCATCTACCGTGATAGGCACCAAGTTAGTACCTTGCACCGTATCAGTGTTAAGACACGCGAGCATGGCGGGGATATGGTTTTGGTCTAGTGGTGCGTTTGTCATACTACTTTTCTATCACTACGAGTTTAGCGGTTGCAGCTTCTTGAATAAATTGTGCTGTTGCTGCTAACACTACAAATGTCTTTGATGTGTTTGCAGGAATAAACTCATCAAAAGCACTTGATGAAGCTGTAGCCCCCCACTTCATAAAGATGCCCTTATCTATCGCTGAGACTTCGATATAGTCTGTTCCTGCTGCGAAAGTTACCGTAGTTGAAGACGATATTGTTGCGTCATATGTCGCCGCAAGGGTGGGTGCTTTCGGGTTGTAAAAGTAGTCATTCATATTATATTTTTCCTTTTTTAAGTCGTGCAATGGCGCGGTCTAAGGTGCCACGCTCATCTTTTAATTTAATTTTATCTTTCTCAAGTGTCTCGTTATTTACAATAAGCTGTTTCTTCTCGCTTTCTATCGCTACAAGGTCAAGTTTGAGAGCATTTCGTAGGTTTTGTACCTTTTTTTCTTCGTTTTCTAGGTATTTTCGTACTAATTCGTCTTTTTCTTCCTTTTTTGCTAATAGTTCCTTAAATTCTGCGTATACTTCACCCAAAAACTTACCTCCTTCGTGTATATCTTTGGCGTAGTCAGCTACTACAGCGTAGTTTTTGTCTATCTGAGCCACCAGCTCCTTACTTTCCTCTAAAACAACATCAATGCGCTTTAGTGCTAGTTTTTCCCGTGATGTAAGGTAGTCAGTTTCTTCAGCTTTGAGCTTCGCTAGAGTCTCACGAGCAGCACTAATATCAATATTAGCCTGTGCCAACGCCTTTAGTGCGTCCATGTGTTCTTTTGTTGCTTCAATTTCATTCATATATTTGAATCGGTGTTATCGGCTTGCACGATTTTTCATGTCTTTGCAACACCGACAGCCACTACTTAAGTAGTTCCTCTAGATTTGCTTTAGACGCTCGTTTATCGTGCTTGATACCACGGCTTTCTAGCTCTGCAAGCACTTCTTGCTTGTCAGCGAACACTCGTGGAGAAGGTGCGTCCTGTGTCGACGCATCGGTTGTCTCTACTGTGTTTTCTTTCTTTTCCTCTATAGTACCTTCCTTTTTCATCAAGGCATCAACCATAGCTTTGTATTCCTCAACCTTTGCCATGAGGCGGTCAGTTTCAGTTACAATGACTGGTCGTTCTTCTGTGTAAAGGTCAGTGAGGAATGACTTTTTGAGGGCTTCTAAGTCCTCATCACTCCACAACGGCTTTCCTAAAGGATTGTTTTCTTCGTCCTTGATAGGGGCACGTTTTACTTTAACTACTTTTGCTAAGTTTGTAGCAAGACGGTTTCCTACATGGTAGGGCAACGTCATGCTTTCGCCAGCTTTAATGCCAGCTTCTCCTGAAATACCAGAGATGGGGCGGCCATCAAACATGCAGCCCATTTCAGGAGTGAACGTAAAGTCAGTCGAGTTTGTGAACTTGACTACCTTAAAGTCGTTCGGATTACTTTTTGTATTATCCATACGTGTAATCTTAGTTAATAACTGAAGCTCTATCTTTCTTCAGACAGGATACTATCCTGCACCTTTCCCACCATTACTGATGGGAAAAAGCAGTACACTATCGTACTATCCAACGTACTAATGTAGCTACGTCAGCTCCTGAGTTCGCAACGATTGCGTAACCTAGGTTCTGTGCGTCAAACGGCCCTTCGGCTGTAACTGCTACGATAACTTGTCCTTCAGTGTCGTCACCAGTACTGAAACCAGCCCCAACAACCAAAGTGTTACCTGGCACAGCTCGTCCATCACCGTTGGTCAAAGCCCAACCATAGTCACCAGACGTAAAGGCAACTTGGTTTGAACCCTGACACATTTGTTTAGTAGAAGTAATAGCAGCCATTTCTACTTGTGACATCACAAGGTAAGTAAGGTCTGAGTCTGCTACTGCAAGTGCTGTGGTAAGTGCAGTTTCAGGTTGAAGTGTAAGAGTCGTCACGTTGTTTGTACGAATCTTAAACGTCTGACCTTCTCCTGTACCATCGTCTACGAGTCCGATACCGTTTTCGTATGCACCAACAGTAAGACTGTTAGCTGCACGAGTAAGGTACACGATGCGTCCTTGGTTATCTGTTGAAGATGACCATAGGTCTGCGGCAGTAGCTGCAATCGGAACTACAGCCGCGCTGTTTGTCATGTTCTCGTTTGCGTGTACGTACTGCCATTCACGTCCATCAGGTGTGTAACCACGTTGCCCTACGTCAAACTGACCTCGTGCAGTAGTTGTCTGATAAACGTCTTGAAAAGTTATTGTATTCACGTTATTTCTAGATTTACTTATAATTCATTTCTTGAATACTTCGTAATCTGTTTTCAGCCTCCGATTCTTAGTCTTTGGCTATTTGGGGTAGCACCCCTTAGTTGTTAATTTATGCAACGGTGAATGTTATAAACACACGTGCATTTCCTGCTGACGATGAGTCTACTACTACATTAGTACCTGCGGCAACTGTAGTGTTAGAAAGCGTTGTTGCTCCTACAGTTACACCTGCACTAGTACCTTTTGCAATAGTACATACTACAGTAGCTGCTGGGTTCTCCACGGTGATGTTACCAGCAGTAGTATCTTGTGATACTAGGAACACTCCAGTAATTGTTATAGCTGTGTCTAGTCCTGAAGCTCCGAATACTGATACTGCGGTAGTACCGTTAGTATCTGCTGCTACTGTAAAGTAGCCAGTCCCCGTAGATAGCTTTGCACCAGTTACTGAACCATCCTCAATGTTTGAAGCGGTAATCGCTCCTTCTTCTATTTCGTCGCCTGCAACTAAGTTACCGTACTTGATTGCAGGAATGTATTGTTTTACTGCCATATATTTCCTTTTGTTTCTGCCTCTCTTGTATACAAGGTTAAAGCCGAAATATATTACTTATTAAGATGCTCCGTTGAGCTGTCCTTGTAGACGTGGCTCTGTAGCAATAAAGTCACCTGCGTAAATGAGGTAACCTACGTTAGTAAGCTGGTCTACTGGACTCATCATCTTGCGGAATTGGAATCCACGAGTTGACTTCACGTTACCAGGTACTCCTGTTGGAACTGCGTCAGAAGTCTGACGGAAGTTCACAGTCATAATGTTCTGGTCTTGGTAGTTGAATCCTACGAATCCAAATCCCTTCGTGTTTGAGATAAAGAACTTACCTGATGGTACCTGTTCGTCTTTTGCAATACCTGTTCCTCGGAAAGATAGGTACACAAAGCCTTGGTCGGCACCATTACCTGCGTTTGTTGGTACTCCACCCCATGCGTTCATCTTTGGATACCCTGAGGTAGAGAAGTTTGCGCGCACATTTGGAGTAAGAAGTGACTCATATGTTGACCACAATGCCTTAGTCGTTAGAGCAAGGTTTGGTGTGTCAGTACCGATTGTTACTGCGTCCCATGCAGTTGCAAGTTTCGCAAGAGTAATTGCACCAGTTGATGCAAGGTAGTAACCCTCCCATGCACTGTATGTGGTACGTGACAAGTCACCATACGTGTTAAATAGAGTTGAGTCGGCTGCTGCGTTAGCGAGCGAGTCCCAGTCATTACCTACACCGTTACCAGTGTAAAGGTTTTCTGCCATTAAGTTCATAAGAGACTGTGCTTGAGAGTCAAATTCTGTGTCTAAGAGGTCAACAATTTGCTCATCTCCCATGTTTGCTGTTGTCTCAGCGATTGCGACAACCACTGGCTTGTAAGCCATTTTAAGGTTGAAGTTTGTACGTACACGTACGTTCTGGCGGTCAGTGTCTAGCTTATCTGCTACACCTGAGTTACCACCGTTTGTAGTGTCTTGGTACTTGATTGGGAACTGGAATGAAGTACCAGATGTCCAATTCTTCCCAAGTTCACCTTTTCCTGTTCCTTGTAGGAACGTCATCAAGCCTGGTGAACCAGTTGTAACCTCGTCGTATACACGCTTGAGGATGAATTCACGAGTTGTAGTCGTGACTGCTGCGTTAAATATCATGTTGCTAATTTACTAATCCTACTTACCACTCGCCTTGAGAGCTGCCAAGTATTCTTGAGAGCTTGCAAATTGTGATGGTTCTGGTCGGCTGCCTGTGGCACCTGGAGAAGTTGAAACAGGGTCTGTACGTTTTGCGACGTTAGCAGATGTCTGTTTCTGTACCTTCTTTGCCAGTAGTCCCATATCTTTCATATTCTGGTGAGCAAGCTTCAAGTCACGGAAACCGTACTTGTTAGCATGTTGGAATAATGTGTTTTCGTTCAGCGATGGGTCAGCTTTCTTAACTTCGGCAAGCTGTTGCTCAACCATTGTCTCGACTGCCCTTTCCTGTTCAATACGTTGCTGTTCCTTTGCTTCCATTTTGTCGAACATTCGTTTCTCAAGTAGTTCAGCAAGTTCTGCTGCATCTTTCGGAACGTAGTTCGGGTCAGAAAGTGGGTCTGTAGGTTTGTTGTTAATGTTCTCTTTTTCCGCAAGAGCTTGAGACTTTCGTGTGTAATCTGGCAAGAAGTTTTCTTTCCATTCACGAGTAAGTGTCTCTGCGTCCACCTTTCTACCGTCAGGAAGCTCATAAAGAGTTTCTTCTGGTTCAGATGATATAACTTCCTCCTCTTCTTCGGCTGGAGTCTCCGTTTCCTCAATTTCCTCACTTGGTGTTTCCTCGGTTTCAGTCTCTACACTGATGTTTCCCGATTCCTCACTGGGAGCAACTGAGATGCTTTCTTCTTCAGGCATGATAGATGCGACTGCCCCTTCTTTACTTGGCCTTTCGGCTGAAAAGAATTGCTTGGTCGAATTATGCTTTTAATGTGCGCGACTTTTAAGGTCTTTCGCCAGGACACGTACTTAACTAAATCGTTCTTTTGCTTCGTTCAACGCGATTGCTTGCATTTGAGCAGTTGAAACTGGTCTACGTGGGTTTGACTTTGAAACTGGTGCATGGGTGTTACGCCGAACACCCTTCTCTTTAATCTCTTTGAACTTCCTATTTAAGAATTTCTGTTTTGCATTCATACAGTTGTTTCTACTTTCTTTTCAACAGTTCCCTGTTCTGTCTTTTTCTTTGTTTCAATCTCTCTCGTCTTTTCTTGTCTGTCAGCCATCTTCTCAGCAAGTAAAACATTTGGGTCTGCGTCTATGCCAATGCTTGCAAGTAACTGAATCTGTGCATCAGGAGGAAGGTCACTATAATTTATAGACACAGAAGGCGGTTTCTTTTCCTCTTCCTGTTGAGGTGGCGCAAGTTGTGCGGCTTCTTCAGGGTCAATGCCTGTAGCGATAATAGGGTTAATCTTGTATTTAACAGCGTTCTGGGAAAGTTCCTTTGAGTTGTCGTACTGTGCAATCTCAAGGTAATCAGTAGGGGAGATGTAACCGTTTTTAACGTCGTTCTGTGCTTGCTCAAACTTGAATTCATCATCAACAGGTAGTGTTTTTCCTGCAATGATAGTTACTTCTGAACCTTCCTCGAAGTCGTCTTGGATAAGCTCAATAACCTCTCTAGCTCCTTCTTTACCCATCCATTTAGCATAGTGATACTCAGTGTAGCGAGTCTTACCAAGCTGCATACTCCAGCTAAACATTTCGTGGTACATGAAGTCTACTACCTGTACAAGCTCGTTTAAGCGTAGATATGACTGTTGAATGAGTGCCAAGCGTCCTGCCTTAGTCTCCTGTCCTTCCCGTTCCCCTCGGAAAGCCGAAGACGCAGCCATGATGTTGTCAATCTCGTTGCGTGAATCAATCATATCCTCACGTACAAAGGCTGGAAGCGGTGTGCCCATTTCACGGGTAACACCAGCGTTGACACCCTTACCCCATATGATTCCCTTTGTTTCAAAGCGGATACGTTGTGCGTCATTTTTAGGCATTACCGACGCGTCAACTTTGAGCATTCCGTTTACTAGCTCTGCGTTCTCATCAATGTCCATCTTTCGCTTGTCGATGTTCCTTTGAAGCTCAGCTGAAAGAGTAATCATGTCAGTACGTCCGATTGGTGTGTTTTCGTTATTGAAGATAGTTGCAAACATGTACGGCTTGCGTGGACTATCAAAATAGTTGAAGAAGTATGGGTGGTACTCAGGAGAAACAATTTCTTCTGGTGACGTAGCTCCTTCAGTAGGCTCAATGTCTCCTTCTGGTACTTCTTCCTTCGGCATTACAAACGACTTGAAAGACTCAATACCTTTTTCAATCACTCCTTTTTCTTCTACTGGTTCTTCCGCTACAGGTTGTCGGTTGTCTTGGTCAAGCTTAATCTGTTGCAAATAGTCACGGCGTTGCTCTCCTTCTAGCTGTTCTAACTGTTCTTCCTCCTCATCGGTAATCAAGATGCCGTCCCAGTCCCAATATGGGTTTTTAATACAGTCAAGAACAATGTTGTCGAGTTTGAAAATAACATAGTCTTGAATCCACGCTTCCTTGTATTTAACGTCAGGGTTTCTAATGTACATCTGACGTTCTCCTTCCTCACCGTAAAACCCATACTTTTCCATGAGTTCTTTCTTCTTTTTAGGGAAGCGTTCAACAACAGCACAAAGGTTATCCTCTATTTCTTCAATAACGAACTCCGAGTCTTGTTCTTTACGAGCATACTTACCGATACGAATCTTTGTGGGGTCAATAGCCCTAAAATCAAAGTCACCGTTGTCTCCAAGTAGTGGGTTCCAAAATGCCTTGATAACGATAAGACGTGAGAAGTAAAGGTTGCGTAGTCCCATACGCATCACCTCTTTTACGTTCAAGTCTGTGTATTTCTTTCGGAAGTAGCTTTCTAGTTTGCGTGCAAAATCCTGTGCTTCGATACCGTCACGAGCAGGGAGTATGTTGAGTCCAGGAGGGTTAGCAATGAGTGAGTTAATAACCGACTCCATGTTAGGAAAGATTCGGTTTGCTTGTACACGCCAACTTCTACGTCGTTCTGAGATTCTGCCAAGCCAATCAGCTTTGTTCTCGTACAATGCTTTGTTGTCACGAGTGACACGTCCCACTACTTCCCACAGTTCATCAGACGAAGACCATCGGCTTTCAACCAATGCTGCTTTTTCTGAATCTGTGTATTGCGTTAAGTCTAATTTCATATGAAAAAAGACGGCACCCTGAAATAAGGATGCCGCCCGTGGTTTGGGTTTGGCGATATGTACGTATAATTATATATGATGTAATAATTTGTGCAAGCTGTCTAGTTGTGTTTCCTTGAATAAAGTGTATCGGCTCTCTGAATTGTCTGTAGTGTGCCTTCTGAATCAAAGTGTAAAGCAACACTACCGTTCACTATTGAGAACACCCCAGCATCAATCATAGTGGCTATCGGCTTGTAGTATTGTTGGAATACTTGCCAACGTACAGCTTCAGGTGTTGTTATGATTATTTTTACTTCATCCTTCATATGATTCGTCGAATTGTAATGATACATCATAATTTCCATCTGAGTCTATAACAGATGGTCTATTTTCATTTGACTCTCCGTAGAATACACCAGCACCACTACCGAGCATAGCTAGGTATGAATACAAATCGCTCATCACAAAATGGTCTTCACCTGTTGTAGAACCCCAAATATACCTCTCTATACCTTTGTTATTAACGACCTTTTCACGTCGTAGTGTTTCAAAGTGTTTTATGTATAACCTAAACATTTCGTCAGATTCAACACCAATAAGCCATTTAGCTTCTGCCATTCCAGTAAGAAATTGGTCAAGGATACGGTCACGGAAAGAGTACACAATTCCTTTCTTGTCTCCTTCACCCCACCACACAAGTATCTGAGGATTGTTGCTGTTTTCTTGAAAGTACGACATCTGCATAAATGGATACGTTTCCACTATGTACTTTGAAAGTGTCGTGTTTGGCATTGCATCTATCACACCTGCCGTTGGCTTCCAAAACTTTATGATGTCGTCTAGCTCTGAGTCCTTTGTAAATCTTCCAAGTTTGAGAAGTCCCTTATCTGAACGAACGACATAGTATTTTATGTTTCCTACATCTACCCCTAAGTAAATGTTTCCAGTCCTCAAGTCCTTTGGAGTCCACAAATCAAGTATCGTAGTCTTTGATACCGATAAGTCCCCAGGAGAGTATGGTCTACCAAGCACGAAGTTGTTGAAGTATGCAGGGTCGCCTTCTGCGTCTGCTAACACTTCTTCTGCACTAATATCAGCACACATCATGTGTGTGATTCTGTACCCACTTATCTTAGAGCCTGGATTCTGTGCTACCCACTCTCCCTTTCTCCTTACGTCATCACTAATCGGTTCTTTACAAGCACGACATACGTATATCTTTTTCTCCAAGTCAAAGCTCTCTGGGTAAATTAGGTCATGTTTATCGTTACAGTGAGGACATGTAATAATCCACTCCTTCTGGTCTGACTTCTGGTGGTTCAAGTCAAGCTCGTCGCGCTCTGCACCTGGGTTTGAAAAGAGCCAGCGTCCTTTATACTTGCTTGCTTTGGTACGAGACTTGTATGTGTTGATGGCTCCTTGGTCTGAACGTGATACCTCATCGTGAATAAGAATGTCTGCTGTAGTGGAAATAGGAGCCGTCTTAGACACCGTACCTTTGAAGAAGACGAAACGGTCATTGAGTTCCTTACGAAATACGTTATCAGATTCCATACCTGAGAACTCAGACTCGTTCGCTTGGAGTATCTTGTTGAACTTTGAAGAAACAAACTCATTAACGTCCGAGTCTGTCGGCATAGTGTAGATTACGTTGAAGTGTAGGTGCTTTACTGCGAATAACGTCTTCAGTGAAAAGGTAACACTCTTACCAACCTGAGCACACGCCATTACTACAATGCTCGGTGAGAAGTCGGTAAGTATGTCTAATAGGAACGGTCTGTCATAGTAGCTGAATGGTTCTCCCTTTTCAGATACTATTCCACGCTCAGTAAGCCACTGAAGGATTGAGAAGTATTGCTTATCATTTTTTTGCATGTGTAGTGTTTACTTCTCTGCATGGTCTTCGTCTTCATTAACTATTGCAACCTCCATTGTCACTAAGTCTGATGTAACAGCAACCGCACTTTCAAGTGCAAGGCGTGTCACCTTGAATGGGTCGATTATTCCTCCGATAAACATATCTCTTATACGCTTTTCTTTGAAGTCATATCCCCAGTATTTTAAGTTATCAAACTTAGTTGAACTATCAGTGAATATAGTCTTTCTTGTGAAGATTGTTACTCCAGCATTTAATGCCATTTGTTTTATTGGAGAAAGAAGTGCCCTCCTAATCATTGGCTCGTTTATGTTTTTTGATACATAGTTCAAAGCACTTCCGCCACCTGGCAATATCCCTTCTTGCAATGCAGCTTGAGTAGCGTTGATACCGTTCTCAAATTTGTACTTCTTTGCGTTGAAGTCTGTATCAGTGTAAGCACCCACACGAATGACCCCAATTCCCCCTGTAAGCGCCGCTAGACGGTCTTCAAGCATCTTCTTCTCATAATCACTGGTTGTGCCTTCTAAGTCGCTCTGAATCGCTTTTATGCGGTCTTTTGGCTCTCCCTTACCTCCTATGATAGTAGTGGTGTCTTTTGTCACGATAACCTTTTCAGCTCGTCCACATACTTCTTTAGTCTGTGTGTCAAGTTTCATTCCCGTTTCTTCACTGACGACAGTAGCACCTGTAAGAGCTGCCATGTCAAATAAGAAGTCACGTCCACGGCTTGCTGAATATGGGTTACGAACACAAGCAATGTTAGCAATCTTGTTGACTGCGTTCTGTGCAAGGGTAGCTAGAGCAACACTTTCAATGTCGTCTGCTACGAATAGGATACTCTTACCTGTACCTATTGAGTTGAGCAAAGACAATACCTGTTCGTTTGTGCTTACTTTACGGTCAATCAGGACAATGTATGGGTCTTCAAGCACTGTTTGCTTGTTCTCATGGTCATTGATAAAGAATGGACTGATAAGTCCTTTGTCAAAACGTGCGCCTTTTACTACTTCCTTGGTGTATCCTAGCTTTGAACCCTTTTCCACAGTTACCACTCCAGTAGCACCTACTTCTTTAATAATTTCTGCAATGAGCTTGGCCACTTCTGGGTCTAGGCTTGAAATAGCGGCAATCTTTTCAATGTCTTCTTCCTTAACTTCACGCTTGAGCTTCGATAGTTCTGCAATTACTTCTTCTAGCCCTGCTTCAAGGCGTTCCCGCACTTCACGAATCTTTGAACTGTCCTCTCCGATTTCTTTGAATGCTTCGTTCACGAGTGCTTGAGTCAATACGGTTGTAGTAGCAGTACCATCACCACCTTTGCGTGATGTCCTTAGTGCTGCTTGGCGTAGCATCTCTAATCCCATGTTTTCGTATGGGTCTTTGAAGTCTAAGTTGCGTAACACGGTAACACCATCGTCACATAAGACTGGTTCAAGTCCCTTGAACTCAATCAAAGCTGTCATTCCAACTACACCAAGAGTTGGCTTCACGGCTTCTGCTGCGTTGTCAATACCAGCTTTTACTTTTAATCGTGCTTTGTGTCCTGTAAGAATTATTTTTGACATAACTTATTTTCCGTAGTTCTTATTGTTAATATTTTTAATGTTTTCTTTGTGTAATTTAACTAACTCATTTATTTTTTTGTTTCTTTCGTCTTGTAAAGCTCCCAAGCCTTCTGAAGAAGTAACGACTACTGGTTTATATGCAAACGCACCCCATCTTTCCCATTCATATCCAGGAGTAAGAGCTATCAAGTATTCTTCTATAAGTATACTTTCTGACATTGGTTTCTTCTTCATTATAAAAGAAAATCCTTTTTCAATACCGTCTATTGGGTATTCTTTTACGTTATCATGAGTCTTCATCCACTCCTGTGCGCTTGCCTTATCTATCTTTCCAATCTTCATATAGTCGCTAATATATCGTCGCCGTTAACAAGTTTGTACAACGTGCCTTCGTGTTTTACTTCGTGTGTGTCAGGAGAATATTTGGCAAAGTATATAGTATCGCCAACTTTTACATTTGTAATGTCTCCAACAAACTTCACTTCTCCTTTGTAGAGTGAGTCGTCTTGAATCTCTACTGCGGCAAATCCTTCTGTTCGTTCCTCTTTTTCTACTGGAACTACTGCTACTCTGTTTCCTATTATATTCATATTACTTTTTGTTATACGCTATATTAAAACCTGTCTCGAATGGTTGCAGCACGTCGACGGCATGTTTTGCTCTGTCTTGTGCTATCTTTTTAGACTTATAAAAATACTTATCTCGTAAGTGGTCAGTGATAAGGCGTTGGCACCAATGACCTTTGAAACACTTGGTACGGTAGAAAGCTATCTGCTGCTTTGAATTGCTCCAGTCTTGTTCTACTTCCTTGAATGCTTCTGCTAAAAAATCCTTCTTGCATGTCTGACAATAGAACGCTTTAAGCTCTTTTGGTGCGGCTGCTCTGATGTCTTGTTCTCTTTGAGCTAACGACTTGTTCTTGTCGTGGTAGTAGCTTCTGTCATCACTACGTTTCTCTTGTGCTTCTATAAGCGCACGGATATGGTAGTGGTCTTCAATCTGTGGGCGTGGTGTGTAGTCGTAGCTTCTACTCATGTTCCAAAAATTCCTTTAAGCCCTTTGTCTTCTTTGACTTGTTCCTCAAACTCATCATGCGTTCCTTCTCCTAAGAACTCTGCTTTGCCGTCACCAAGTTCTTCAATTGCTACTTCTTCGCCATTACGTTCAACAACTTTAATCTTTCCTGTAGCCACTTGAATTGTTTGTCTAATCTTCTTTAACATGTCCAATTAGTTTAGATTTTATGCGTGCTTCGATTTCGTTTACTTCGTCCTGTATTTCCTTTGAAAAAATAAAGTTATAAGTGTTTTGGTTTCCTTGTCCTCCTTCTTCTGCTACTCCGTAAATCTTTGTTGCGTGTGCGATTCCTTTGTCTACAAATTTGTCATTGTCTGAATTTAAAAGATGGTCAACTTTCTCTGCAATCTTTTCTGGTGTTACTCCTTGTTTTGCTAACGCTTCTTTGAGTGAAAGTCTACCTGCCTCAACTGCTTCAGCTACATTAGGTTTGTTTAAGTTTTCTGTTGCGATAACTGCTGCCGTTTCGTACTTGTTGACATCATACGCTTTCTGTGCTGCTCTTGTACCGTTACCATTTATTACATAGTCGTCAACGAAGTCTTGTTGCTTCTTAGTCAGCTTCTTCTTCGGTTGTGTCGCTTGGTTCTTCATGTACTTGGATAGGACTTACAACACCTTCGTCATCTGTTCGTCTTAGTAACTGTATACTTGATACTACTCCTAATTCACAGTTATGTTTGGTTAATACTTCTTGTAGGTCTTTGGTTAGTGCTTCTCCTTCTTCTTTAGTGAGTTCTCTAGTGTTTGACATAGTTATTTTACATTTTCTAGTAATTCTAAAGTTTGTCCTAGAATAATTGCATTACCATTGTAAGCGTTACTTGTTTCAACTGCTTTCTTAATAAGTGTTAGGTCTGATGAGTCAATCTCGATTTCTTTTTCTGTGAATGCTCGCTGTGCAAGTGTATAGAGCTTCATCTTTCCTCCTTCTTGTGCATTTACTAAAACTTCTGCGATAACACCACCGAGCGTGATGTCGGTCTTGTCAGCGGTCTTGTATGTTTCTCCACCGAGGCTTTTAATAGGTGTGTCTAATTTAATCTTCATATTGCTATATATTATACATACTAAGCCACAGAATGTCTACACTCTAAGCTTGTTAATAAGTTGTGCATATCCTTTGTTTCTTAGTGATTACTTAATAATACTACTCCCACTCATGCTTACGGTCACTATCATTAGTAAGACTTACTTGCACACATTCATAGTAATGTTCTTGTACTTCTTCTCGTGTACGTCCACACTTTTTACATGTTTCTTTCATACATTACTCTTTAGTGTCTTGGGTGAGGGTTTGTAAAATCTCTTCTAAAGTAGCACCGTACAGGACATTAAACCCAACTGGTGTGTTTGGATACCACTGCAACTCCCATATTGAGTCGGTTTCAATCGCCCGCTTTCTACTTGTCGGGGTAGCCCAGTCGTCGTCTTCAATATCATTATCCTCGATGTATCGTTCGATAGGGTCGTAGTACGCCTTATGCTGGTTGTGAGTGATGTGAAGCGACGCTTCGTGTTCTGGTAGACGGTCTTCGAGCTTACACCCATCCTCCCGTACCCTCTGCACTGTGGAGGCGATGAGGTCATCTAACTGCTCAGAGTCCCACTTGTCCATTCTAAAAGCACCGTCGTCTTCGCTTTGAAAGCATTTTCGTGCTTCCTCCTGTAACTGCTGAGTGAGTGTGTCGTTGGGTGTTGTCATACTCTAGTTAGTTATTGGTTGGTAAGGGGTGGTGTGTCTTTAACTTTTATACTTTTGGTTCTTTCATCAACTTCGACCATATCCTCTGAATATGTTTCTGGGTTTATACGCGAGTGCTTAATCCACTGTACTGTTGAACATTCTGGGCAAGTGTACTTTTGAAATGCAGGACACTTTTCTGCACATGGTATCATCTCCAAAAAGTCGCACTCTATGCAATTATGGAAAATCATACATCCTCGTTGTTATCTCCTTCTTTGTTGGTGAGAGTTTTCAAATCAACTACCGCGTACTCTTTACCACCATACTCAATTGGGAATCTGCCACCTTTGAATGTCTCAACAACTGATTCGTGCACTATTCGCTCCCTCTCCCTCTCACGCTCATCTGCTCGTGCTATTTTTATTGCTGTGCGAAAGAAGTCTTTCACGTCGGTAATATCCATTGTTTCTGTTTTGTCACACCATTCGTTGTGCCATTTTTCTTCAAAAGAATCCACCAACTCCTCATCACTCGTACCAAGTGGGGTGTGACATTTGCAGTTCTTATCATGGCAGTATATGTGCTTCCCGTTTGGGTAGTCGGAACATTTTATGCACTCCTTGCAGCATGTGTTGTCTTTAGTGTGGGTCATGTTAGGTGTTGTTAGTTGGTAAGGTGTTATCTTCATTAAAGTACTTATGTTCGTAGTAAAAGAATTTTATTAAGAGTGCCAGAATTAGTGTAAAGGTTACTGGTAAAGCAATGTATTCAGATAAAAAGCCATTGTCGAATAAGATTGCTGTTACAAAATATCCCCATACAAGCAATGAGTCAGCACCAGAATATGTGCGTTGCCACAATAGTCTCTCTATAAATGTTTTTTGTTTTTTCATACTACTTTAATATGTTAATGTTTTTAATTTTTGACTCTAACCACGGATTAAACTTGTCTAATCCCCACAAACTTAAAAATAATGCCTGAATAAATATACCCAACAGAAAAAACAAGAGCGATAGTAGTAAGTGATTATGGTTACTATATATAAACGCAATTATCGTAGTAAGAGAAATGACGATTCCTGCGACTCCAATTATCTCATTTGCTTTCATACTACTTCAATATATCTGTTAATGATTGTTGCGCTCATATTATTTTATTTATCTCCTCTCTTAATGCTTGTAGGGTGGTGATGGTGTCTTTTCTTGCTTGTCCGTAACATTCACATTTGCAGTCTCCATCGTTGAACCTGCAAATATGTTCGGAATAATCCCCCTCTAAATCACTGATAAGACTGTCGATTAAGGTGAGGTTAGTTTGTGAGCAAAGATTTATTGCTTGTTCTCTGTCTATTAAGTTATCATTACCGAAGACATCTTCCACACTCTTTTTAATTGTTTCTATTGTTTTCATACTATGTAAGTAATGCTAGTAATGCTTCTTGTACTTCTTGGGTTTGTTCTAGAGGTTTTTTAGTTAAGTCAACATACAATCCTATCCCTTCGTATGTTGACGTTCCACTCTCGTTCGCACTCACGAGTTTAGCTATATGCCCATCTGTTCCTATTACGTACTCACAACAACTGTATTTCTTCTCAAGCGCAATAAGTAAGTGGTTTAGTTCTGGTGGAGCGTAAACTGGAATATACGCAGGAGACCTACTTGAGTCCACACAGTAGTTACACGCCCCCCACTCTATCTCTGACTCGCCATACTCATTTAGTAGTCGCTCCCCAAGCGGAACGTGCCCTTCGTGACATTCCAAGCATATCAGCTCTGGGTTTGCCTTGTTTATAAGCTCTCTTAGTGTTTGTGTTGTTTGGGTCATGGTGTTATTAAATTATGTTTATTTTCGGATTTGGGATGTTGAACGACGTTTGGGCGAATACTCGGCATAGTTTAAAAGTATGTACTTCCTCAGTTTCGCCACTTATATAATCTCTAACCAACTCCAAGTTTTTAGCTTTCAAGTCCTTACGAATGTCGTCTATGTTTGTTGCCTCACTTACCGCATGCTCTCTTAAAAACGTGAACAACTCTTGGTCGATAGCAGTTGCTCGTGCGTTTAGGTATTTCTCTGTTGCTTCTTCTATAATACTTTTCGATTTCATACTTCTTCTTCGTTATTACTGGTAGGGGGTGTGAGGGTTTGTAACTCGATACTATCATGGATGTCTTGGACGGTTTCCTCGGCTGGAATGTTTTTTCTGCGGTCATAGTCTATCCTTAGTTTGATTTTCTCCCTCTCCTCCCTCTTCCCCTGCTCTAGTGAGATGAGGTGTTGTGAGGTGCGTGCTTGTTTGAGGGCTTTTATTAACCATTCTTTTTCCCTGCCTTTAGCAAGTACCTCATAGATGATAGATTTTTCTCCCCAATTCCTAGCTAACAAATCGTTGAACTCCTCCACTATCTCCTCGTCCTCTTTTACGTGTTCACTTTCGCTACTTTTTGAACAGGTTTCTTCAACGTGTTCATGTGATGCACTTATGTCCTCTTTTGCGGTTGTGTTGTTGTGTTGGTTCATAAGTCTGTTTCTAACCAGCTAATTAGTTCGTATACAGGATTTGGCATAGATTGCCACCCTATTGTCCAGCCACCCAATATCCATATTAGAATGGTTAATGACAATGCTGGAATCAAAAGATAAGCAACAATTACTAGTTTAGTAAATATTCTTAAAAAGTCTTTCATACTTGTTCATTATTATATTTTTTTGATAATATATTGCGTATGTCATGCATAGTACTCCTTGTGTCTATACTCATCTCCATAATAATTCGTGTAGCTCTTTCAATAGTAGGGTCTTGATTATAATCTTGGACTACTGCATGTATACTTCTCATATTTGTTCTTTTATTTTAGTAATGGCGTTGTTTAGAGCTTGGTTGTATCCGTTTTCCTCATGTATGTAACATTTTTCCTCCATACAGTGATTGTGGCTATCATGCGGGCAATCCCGTCTTAATCCCTCCAACACCTCCACTACACGCTCCTGTACTGCTTGTTCGTGGAGGGTGAGGGCCTGACGAAATTCGTCTTCTGAAATCATAAATTTTTTTTCTGTTCTTTCCACACCACCCCAAAAGCGACAATGCGGACAAGGACTTATGTTGCAATGAAGGCATGTTTCGCCATCATGTTTGGCTTGGCACCCCTCAATCTCCACTTCTTTTTTGTACATCTCCACTATTTCTTCTTTTGTCTTAGGTGTGTTCATGGTTAGACTTCGTCTTTATCTATTAGTAGTTTGTCTATGGCGTAACGCATACCTTTGTCAGTGATAAACCAGCCAGAGCCACTCGGTTTTTCTTCCACGGTGTCTATCGTCATTACTAATTCAACAAGCCCCTCATTCCTTATGTCCTTCATGGTCGATTTCAATAGTGACAAAGGTGCTTCAATCTCAAAATCATTATAACGAAGTGCTGGCGACATATCATCATTTACCGCAAAACCTTTGTATGTATCTCCTCTGGGAAATGAGCAGTTAAATCTAACTTGCTGTAGTGCTAATTCTCGTAGTATTTTGTCCTTCATACTCTTTTAGTGTTAGTGATAAGTGCTTGTTTGAGGTCGTTGAGGACGCGATTTGCACCGTTGGCATTCTTATCGGGACAACGAATTTCGCTTAAATGGGTTTTGCCGTCGTCCTTTTCGCAGTTGCAATACTCTTTCCGCCTCTCAATCTCCTCTAGTACCGTATTGCGGGGGATGAAACTTTGGCGGATGAAGCGTTTTACTTTTACTTTGTTAACGTAATCTCCATACTGTCCATTTATTTCGTCTGTTGGAATTTCATCAAATTCCTTCTCCAATTGTTCTTGTGTTTGTGTCATGGTGTTAGGTGGTGTTACTCATCTTCTTCGTCGTAGTTTTCTGCATACTCTTTAGCTTCCTGCATATCTTTATAAAGATTTCGCAATGCTTCTAGTGGCGTTCCACCTAGCCCCTCACATGGGTCGTCATCGCCTACTATCATTGTGCTTATTGCTCGCCACTGATACGGATATGGTGGTTTTATATCGCCGTCGGTACAAATGGCAGTAAGAGTATAAAACTCGCGCCCTATACCAAGTCCCTTGATTTTATCTAAGTAAAACGTGTAGCTATGTGCCCCTACTTTTCGCTCCGCTTCTGATGTGTTGCATGTGTGCATCTCCATACTTATACTAATTAAGAATATCTAATAATTGCTCTGTGGTGTTCATGTTAGGTGGCGTGTTAATACCCTGTAGCCACTAGCCACAACAAGTAGAACACAGGTAAGTTAATAAAAAGTCCTAAAAGCCACAGTGTCGGCGAGTATGGAGGTCGTTCTTGACCAAAGATAAATACTTCTGCTAACTTGAAAACTATGAACGATGCTAGGTATACTGCTGCTATAATTTGTGTGACTTCCATACTTATATTATTTACTCTAATAACTACAAAAGTGGTCCGCCGATTTCCTTTTTAAGTTCTTCAAGCGGCTTCATTGCTTTTGCAAGTTTGTTGAACATCTGTTCGGTTTCTTTCATTGTGGCGAAGCGTGTTTTTTCTCTCCAAGCGTCTTCTTTTCCATCGTAGAAACCTTGATTGTAAAGGTTGCGACGTTCTATTGCGGCTCTTGCTGTTGGTCGATAGAGCGTGTTTCCATACTCCGACTCCCATGCACGTTGTTCTTCCTCGTATCGTTTTCGACGTTCAGCTTCTAAAAGGTAACTGTCAACCATGACAGTATCTTTACTTAGTGAACCAATCCAACATCCTACTGCAAAGATGAAGATTAAAATTGCGGCGATAATAAAGTATTCCATATCTATTTATTACTTAATAACTCTCCATAGAAGACTTGGTGCAGTGGGCAACGAACGACGCACCCTCGACCTCTTATACGTTGCTTTCTTTTGACTAGCCACTGGTACCGCTCACTAAACGCTGTGTGTTGAATCCAGAGCTACACTACTACACGGCTTCAAACCCTAGTCACTCGTAATGGCTTCCGCCACCACTGCACGAAACCTTCTATGTGTGAATGAACAATGTTTCTGAAAGGCTGGTGGCGGGACGGTAGGGAATTACACCACTTTCGTTATTGGTAGCAAAGCTGGATAGCTAGCATACTTTGTCGTACCAACGCCTATTACGCGCGCCCCCATCAACCTTCCAAAGAACAACTCAGTGCTATTCACTGAAAACTGGGTAGGGTGTTGGTTTGTTAAATTAAGATTTGTCTTCTTTTGAACTCACTGCATAACCACCGAAACGGGTTTTTGAGTTCTCTATAATAAAAGCTATGTGACCCTCGTAGTTTGTAGTAGCTCTTATTCTTGCACGATATTCTTTTGCATCTTTACTAGCGAGATTAAGAGCTTGAGCTATTGCTTCGTTCCTATTCTCGCTTCCATGTTCTGTGTCTTCAAATACACAGTGCGTCCACATTGGCGCTAAGCGTTTTACCGTAAACATTGTTTTTGTTGTTACCCCTACCCAATTTTCAAAGAACATAGTTTATGGTCATTTCGGACACGCTTCATCTGTCTACCTTAAATATACACGATGCTTGCGATATGTTAAGTGTGGGGTGTGGATAACTTTTTTACCTCTTTTGTGTAGTGTTCTATTTGTTCTTTGTACCAGTTAGTGTCAACTTTGAATATAGTAAACTTTTTCCGCTCAAGCTCAGACACTCGTTCTTCTCCTATTTCTTTCACTAGGTTTATTCTAAAGTCTACAAACTTTCCGTTGCCGTATAAGTTACACCCGATACATTGTAGGCGACAATTATCTTCGTCAAATCTGGTAGCTAAGATGTTGCGAGGTATCCAATGACCGTTGTGTGCTTCTTTGTAATGCTTGGCTACGCCACATGTATAGCATTTACCGTATCCTTCTTTGTTTGAATCCCTAAGACGTATGTAAAGGCTAAATATCTTGTCTAGCTTTTCCTTTTGTTTTTGCTGTTCTGACTTTGCCATACTAAAACATGGGTTCCCTCTTGCTTATCAGAACAAAGAACTCTGCTGCTGTCTTACTTCCTTTTTCCGTATCACAATCTACACATGATGGAGCAAGATTAGACAAATTATTAAGTCCTCCTCTTGAAAGAGGTATTTTGTGTTCAGCAACCATTTCATAGAATGTAATCTCTCGGTTGCAATAAAAACATAATCCGTTGTTGGAACGCCAAACTTTTGCTCTCTTGTTAGAAGATAATGTTTTTCTTTTTAGTTTCATACTACTTACTAAACACCTTAAAATTAAGAGTCTTTGAAGGGTTTTGTGCATCTCTACACCCTGCTATCAAGCTATAAATCTTATCAGCACTGTCATATCCTCGTTTCTTTAATGCTAGGAAGTAGGGGAGATAGGGAAGTGTTTTGTATCCTGCTTCTATTCTACTAGCATTGAGTATTGTGCGTACTCGTTCTACTTGTTCTTTTAGTGCTTCATCTTTTCTTGTCTTTTCTACTTTGAAGCGGTTGAGGTTGGTGGTCGGCTTGTCCATACACCAATTATACATCTTATCTTCATGTTTGTTTTTGTTGAGTGGGGATAACTAAGTATCTAGGTACACGACCTCTATATCCCTGAAGGCGTGGGGTCTTATCCTCTGTGTGGTCTGCCTTGCTACTCATACCTGTATCCCTGCTTCTACGGTACTTATAGCTTAGTCTAATTATGAACAAGTCAGGTCGCCCGTTGTCAGGTCGTAGGACAGAGCGGGCAATATCACTTGTTCACAATTATGTTAAGTCCAAGTTTTTTAGGAGATGTTCTTATAGCTCCTAAGGCATACGTTGTAATGTGTACCCTGAGTACTGAATAGGATTGTTTCTAGTAATTTATTAGAGGAGGTACGAACGGTTGCCCAATCACCTCCCCTCTAATGCAACCGTTACTGTTTAACTAATCAACGCACTTGTCGTTAATTTTAACTGCGCAAGTTTCCGACGTTCCATATAACCCTTTGTGTTCACGTGATTTTTCTCTAGCCGAATTTACACTTGCAAGCACTACTGAGGTGAGTATTCCAACTATTGCAATACACACAAGTAATTCAATGAGGGTGAACCCTTTGTTTCCGTTCATACTACTTAATTAAGTTGAGAAATGGTACAGCACTTCCTGGTACGAATTGTACAGGCAGCACTCCGTTCCACTTATCAATAGCTTGTAGTTGCACGTAGTCTTTTCCTCCTTGTTGTGTAACGGCTTGTGCTTGGATTCGGATTGATTCTGCCTCGGCTTTAGCTTGTTCAATCTTTTGCTGTGCCTCAAACTTAACACGCTCAAGGTCGTTCTGTGCCTTCTGTGCATTTTGTTCTGCTGTTACTTTCTGTTCAATTGCAACTGAGAACTGTTCTGAGAACTTAAAATCAACAATAGATGAGCCAGTAACACTGATGTATTTCCCCTCCATTGATTTTTGTAGTTGTTCAGAGATACCAGCCTTTACTAACGCACGGTCTGTGATTAGCTCACTTGCGTTGAAGCGCGCCGTCACCGCTTTAATTGAGTCTTGAATTGCTGGTGCAAGTTCTCGTGCGATTACGTCACCACGGTACTGTTTGTACATGTCCTCTACTGTACTTGATTCAATGTTGTATTGAATCGCAACAGTAGTGAAAACATCTTGCAAGTCTTTAGATGCAGCAGATACTTCCAGCTCAACCTTTTGAGTAGCAACTTCTATCTTCTTAACCTTTGTGATGTACGGTACTACCATGTGGAACCCAGGCTCAAATGAACCTTTAACCTCACCGAATACCAATACAACACCTCGCTCTGTAGCGTCCACTATTCGTATGGATGCAAAGAGTGTTATTACCGCGAATACGGCAACAATTCCAATTACAGACCAACGAACAAAACGCTTGTCTTCTTCTAACATGTTTATAATGTTAAATCCTATTCAGTTTTCAAGGTACACAAAAATCCCCACAACTAAATAAGCCGTGGGGCGTTGAAAAACTCCATACTTAATGTGATAGCCAAGCGGTCGATGTGTGCACCGACAACTGGGAAAGCTTGCTTAGCTCTCACATTAAATACAGAGTTTCTTAGGTGCTTTCCCATACCTATAATAATATAATTTCCTGAAATAAAAGTCAAGTGGTAAACACAAAAACCACCCATGAAGGTGGCTTTGTAACAGTATGTCATTTAAGTATATACAACGTGTTACTCACTGGCAAGGATGGGGTGTGGTTTTTAATTATTGTTCCGTTTCTGTGTAAGAAGAGATAAGTCTTTTTACTTCAGGTACTTTTTTTGATTCTACGAATCTTCCATGTTTTAACATGGTTCCACCCCATATATGTTGTCTAATTGTCGATTTCAATGCTTCTGACTGTTCTGTAGGTAAACCTAATAGCTCTACAGTGGTTAGCATTTTACCTTCTAATATACTCACGTACTTTGAATCTATGAAGAAAGAATCATGATATTCAATCCCATTTTCAACATGTGTATCTTCGTTTGCCATAACTTTACTTAACTTAACCCCCACCCTTGTCAATGAGCAACATCAGATACAATGACCGATGCTTGTAGGTCGTAACAGTTTTCCGTCTTGACCCACACAAGCATCCGTTACTGTATCCGACCAATCCCCTGTGCGCCCATGCCGAAGCATGGACATCCAGCCTTGCATCCCATTCCTTAGAATGAGCGCACAAAGGACTGGATATAGTATAGCATAAACATGTTAAAAAGTTATCCACACCCCATGCTTTTATTATGCTTGCGGTGTGGTATTGTTAGTTGATTAGAAGTAGATTATAAAAATATGACAGAAGAAAAACACAAACACCAATACGAGTGTGAAACTATTAACGAACCCAAACTAGCTTCAAAGTATGTTAGTAGTAAAACAGGAGACATCACTGGTAAGGAAGACAGGATAGTAAAGGTGATTTTTTGTATCTACTGTGGAGACTCAAAACAGATTTACCCGATAGAAAAATAAATATGACAGAAGAAAACACATTAAAAATACTTTGTCCATTTTGTAACGAACCGTATACCGCTGAAATGCTCATTGACTTGGAAGAAGGAAATGATTGTGATACATGCGGAGGAGATAGTGCAGATTTAACAGTGGAAATAAAGTGTGCGAATTGTAAGAAAATTGTTTATAAGAAAGAAGGAAAAGGATATGATTTTTAACAGTAACATCATCTAACAATTCACAAAATAATTATGACAGAAAAAGTACCACAAGTAATATCAGATTACTTTTCAGAGAAAGCAAAGGACAAGTGGAAAAAGGTTTCTAAGAAAGACAGGAAGGAACATTCTAGGAAAATGCTCGAAGCAAAAAGGCTTAAAAAGTTAAATAAGTAATACATGTTCGTTAAAAAAAGCACATACAAAAAAGCACTTGATGAAATAAAGACACTAGAAAAATCATTAGAGCAAGCAAATGATTTAAAATCTGTTTTATGTAAATTGACAGACAAGTCATGCTCTTACGGTGAAACAATAAGTGTGCTTAGTGGTTCATTCACCAACAGTGAGATAGTTCTTCCGAATGATGTGGCAAGGTACGTTGACGACTACTATGGTGGTAAGGTTATAAAGCAAGAAGCAAACAAAGTTGTCGCATTAAATGATGAAGGTGAAGCAACATACCACCTTACAAAGCGTCCAAATACCAAAGGTTACAAATTCAGATTAGAACTACCTAAAAAGGCTCAACAACACTCTTAAAAGTTATCCACACCAATCACTTGCGGTAAGCACAAAACAAGCATATAGTATAGGTAGTGAGGTTAAAAGTTCACTTAATATAAATATATGAAAACACAAGAAGATTACCTAACAGACATTCATTGCGCTAACGACATCACCGAAGAAGATGTAGAACGGCATGAGTTTCTTGAAGGACTTAATGCACGCAAGGACATATCAGTGGAGGAGAAGATGGCTATATTAGAAGAATCTAAATATAACTAGTATGAAATCAAATTTGTTTATCGACCTAGCAATAGTGGTCACAGTAGTTTCATTGGTAATCTTGTGTGTTACTTTCTTTTCAATAGCGACAAACACACACACT